TTTGCCAGGGGTAAGAAAAGTCTGGGTCAGCGAGTAGCAGTCCGCAAAGGCGGCGGTAGTGGGCGAAGGGGTGAGCGTGTAACTACCCGAGATGACACCCGCTGCCGCTGCTTGCGAAGATAAACCCGAGGTCTGAAGAATGGAGGTCGTGATGGGCTGCAGATTGACCGCCAACGTTCCACCAGCAAGACTTACATCATTCGTGGAGGGCTGGGCGATGTTGGCAAGGGTGGAGATGGTGGATCCAGAAAGAGGGGCCAGGGTAAGGGTGCTGATGGTGTTGACACTCATTCCATTGGCGAGTGTGAGCGCCAGCGATCCCGCTGTTAGTTGAATCTGCCCTGTGTTCGCACTCAAGGGACTCACTGTGGTGTTAGAATACGTCCACGTCGCATCTGGATAGGCAGATGATCCTGAGTGGCTGTAGATCTGGCTTGTCAAAATTCCACTACCTCCATTTCCGAACGTAATCTGATTCGCTGGATTATTCCCTGTTGATGTATTCTGTCCGATTTGAGCAAATTGACTATAGGTTCCTTGATTATAGATTGATCCATTGACATAGAGATTACTGTTTCCTGTGAAGGGAAAGCTGGGAAGAGTGGTGAAACCAATCCCCATATCCGATGCGTCAATCTGGTAGAGTAAGGAGTTCGCCAGCGTAGTTCCCCCCGAGAAATAGGGGACATAGCGAGAAGTCAAGCCGCTTGTATTGACGGAAGCTCCTGTTGCTCCCATTGCGCCCGTGTATCCTATTGCGCCCGTGTATCCAGTATATCCAATAGGACCTGTCATACCAGTATATCCCATTGCGCCCGTGTAGCCTATTGCGCCCGTGTATCCAGTATATCCAATAGGACCTGTCATACCAGTATATCCAATAGGACCAGTCTTACCCGTTGGACCCGTTGGACCGGTTGGGGCAGTAATAGGGATGACCTTCCCCGTCGGATCCGTTCCCAATGCAACGGAATAGATTCCAGTCGGTCCTGTAATGCCAGGAATGACAAGATTATTTGTATAGATGCCTCCTGTTGCTCCTACTGCCGTCAAGGATTGACCCGAAATATTGACTCCTTGTGTCGCTCCTGTATAGGGGACATAATTATTGGGTGTAATCAATGTACCATTATCATAAATAGATGTTGCATTTATCGTTTGTAATCCATCAATTGTATTCACAACTAAAGCATTATTTTGAAGTCCGTTTGTGCTTGCCATATCTAACTATTATCTTAATATTGGTATAGAAAGAAAATGCAGGTTATAAAATCATACACCCTCTACTTCAACACCCGAGAAGCAAACACTGGAACTTCTAACAATTGTACGTGGCGTTTTACGACTCCGATTGTTCTTTCCAATACGAATAACCGTTTTTTGATTAGTACTCCAATGGTGGAGCTCCCCTATTCATTTTCCCAAGTGAATACGACTAATAACAATTTACCGTATACGTATACGGATAGTACTGGTCTTCGCAACTTCTCTTCTACTTCTATGTTTATTCCAGAGGGCAATTATAATATCAATCAGCTTCAAAGTCAATTGATCACTTCACTTGTGGCAGACATTCAGCTTCATTGGGCAGGATCTACTATCACTGCTTCTAATTTTTCATTTACGTATAGTCCACAAACGGGCTTTACAACAATGTCCATGACGGGTCTAACTTTTACAGTGACGATCGTTTTGAAGTTTTCCATCAGCTATGTTCTCGGCATTATGAACGGATTCCCACAGACTGATCAAACATTTGGAACTGCGGTTACATTGACTTCCGCTAATAAAGTAATGTGCAATCCGATCACATCCATTTATATCCGATCAGAAACGCTGAAATTCCAGAACAATTATGAAGCGATCGTTCAAAACTATCAAAACTCCGATATTGTTGCGAAGATTCCTGTCACGACGCTTCCCAATTCCATTATTTATTACAGAAATGATCAGAAATCAATGATCAGTAATAAATTCTTGTCTGATCTCAATTTGTATGTATCAGACAACTTGTCAACGAGTTATACGCTTGATCTACAGGGTGTCAATTATGGGATTGCTGTACAAATTGATGAAGTGCAATTGAAACCGACAAATGCTTATCAAGATCAGATCGGATCTGCGATCGTCGCTCCCGCTAAACAATTGATCCAGCAACGAGATAATTTATTGCGTGATCTGATTGCTCAAAAAGATCAATTGGAAAAAGAAATCGCAGATCGTAAAAATACCAATCAAATGGAAGCAAAAAAGTCTGAAGAATTATCTATACCACAATAGAATGCATCTATACGGCGGAAAACATCATAAAGAAATGAATACCTTTCAACACGGTATGGCTAAGCCTGTTCATAACTTTATACCCAATGAAGAAGATCCTAATTGGCACGGACACGTCCACAATGAAAATAAGGTACGGGGTAAAACATTGGTGGATGCGAATCCCATTAAGATGTCAGTCAATCCTCGTGGATTGGAATCATTGCAATACGGTTGGGGGAAGGGAATGCCCTCGTACCAAGCTACGGAGCCTTCCGACATTGCCCGACAAGCACGAAATGGGCGCTCACTAGAGTCGCTCAACAATTTAGATTTTTCCAATTATTACAAAGCGACGAAGTAAATGGTCTATTTTTTTTCTTGGGAACCATTATAGAACACAATGTCGCACTTCACTCAGCAGAATCAGGAAGTTCATAATTACATGACCCAGGATGTTCCGCAGTCCCTGAAGTCCAATTCGTCGGCGCAGTCGATCAAGACCCGCAATCGCATCTTCCAGCTCTCTTCCACTTCGCAGTCACAGAACAGCGGTGGTGTGATTCTTTTCAACCTTCCACCAAGTAACTACAGCATTTCACGTGGAACAATGGCTCTCCGCTGCCGTCTGACCGTCACTGGTACGGGTCTGACCAACGCTGATGCTGCTCACTCCATTTCTCTTCAGGGTCCTGGTGCTGTTGGTGCCGCTGGTCAGGGATATGCCCTTACATACGGTAATGGTTATTCTTGGATCAATCGTTTGACCCTTTATGGCGCAAATTCGGCTGTCATTGAGCAGCAGAACTATTGCAATGATAATATGAACCTTATGCTTATGCATAACAGCAACGCCTCGTACCTTCAGGGCGATGCTCAGCAGCTCATTGGTGTTGGCGCTCCATTCAGCTATTCGCTCGGTGCGAACACAAGTGCGCAGATTGACCTTGTTCTCCCTCTTCCTCTAAGTGCATTTAACAGCAGCACTCAAGATTTTCCCGCCTATCTTTTATCCTCACCGCTTACACTCCAAATTGATGTTGCTTCTGTTGCTCGTGCCCTTTTCAATGGTGCAACTGCTACTATTACTGATTATTCAGTCAGCAACACGTACCTCATTTACCAGGCTGTGGAGCTTCCCTCGGCGTACGTGGAGGCAGAGCGAATGGCTGTGAAGTCGTCCCCCTTCATTATGAACTTGACCAGCACTCTTTCGGTTCAGGTGCCAGCCAGCATTCTGACTTCCTATTCGCTCGGTCTGAACGCCTCTTCGGTTCGTGCGGTGTTTGTGATGCCTTCCAACGAGGCTTCTTATGCATCAGGTACTCAGTTGCAATATGCTCGTGATACGTCTGATTACAGCTCCACTCCTGCTTTCAACGGTTCGGGTACGAATGCCATTGTGTTTGTGGATGGTAATCAGATCAACTCAGCAATCTTTGATACGCCAGCGATGGTCTTCCAAGGACTTAAGAGCGCTCTTCATCACAATCTGCAGGGATCGGTCATCTATTCCTCGCCGTCCCTCGTGTCGGCTTCGCTTACTGCCAATCCTTGGCTGACACAATTCCACGCCCTTGGATGGGACCTTACCTCCTTTGATGACGAATCCAGCTTGTTCGCAGGTACACCTTGTACGACCCTGAATATCCAGCTGACAGGATATGGTGCGCAACATCCCACCTATCTTAATACGATTATTGTCGTATATGATGTATTGTGTGCATTTGAAGCCGACGGCTCAATCGCGATCAAGCGCTGAAAAAATTGAAAAATACAATGTTTCTTATGTTATTTCACTTATGAGTTTCAAAAACTCTTTAGTGAAATTTATTTGGAAAACGCTCCTTTCATCATACCAAAAGGCGCTTTAGAATCCTCTATTTGTTCAACCCATAGGGAAAGAACAATGAATCCAAAATTGGCGGATCCCCATGTGGCGGTTTTATCGATGGTCCAGGGCGCAACCACAGCTGCTGTGTTGGCGTTGATGCTTGTACCATATTGGGAAATCATAATGGATAAATCCAATTGACCGTTGATGGTATTGATTTCAAACTCACGATGTCCTGCCAACGGGGCTGCATTATTCCAATAATTGTTGCTGCTCTGGATGCCTGGTGAACCTCCTCCTGGAAAATGGAATAAACTGCTATTGATATTGATAATCTGGGGATTCTGGGCATATGTCGTTACATTGTATGCTCCTGAATAGACTTGAATACCATCCACCCGTACTCTATAGGCACCACCGTATAAATTGCATTGGCGTACTACTGTTGCGGCGTTGTTGTAGGACGTTTGTCCTGCTGTGATGGGGACGGAAGTGAATCCATTTGGTGATTCATTAGCATTATTAAGCAAGTCATCATACGAGATCGTAAATTGAACCAACGGCATTTTCTACTATGTAGTAGATTATTTTTCGGTTATTCCATCCTGCTCATTTTACGAAAGAAGACGGGTTTAGTTCCAACCAAGTTCACGGTAAGGAATGGATGGTCGGATTCATCTGCAAAACACCGATCCATGATTTCATCAGGAATATCCCAATCATCCTGGATAGATTCTACTTCCTTTTTGTTTGTCATCGGGAAAAGGTATAATAAATCAGCTTGCTTGCGAAGATTGGGAGCAATTGCTTTGTAGGATTGTGTAATACACCATATAGATGCATTATAGTGTCTATGATTATAAAACAAGTTGGTGATACAGTTCTTTTTAAAAGTTCTTGGAAGATCGGCGACACAATCATCTAATATGATAAGATTGTAAATGGGTGGAAGCTTCTTTTTTAGTTTCGTTTCCTTCATTTTGTGTTTCGCTTGTTCCATTTTGATATAATCGAGAATCTTTTGAATGTTCCCCTCCGTCAACGCATTGTAGTATTTACCTTCCCCATCCAGTTCTTCTCGTAGTGTCTTTGTTTTATCTTCCTGGGAGGGTGAAATGAGGAAGATGTTTCCAAAATATCCTCCAAAGAGTTTGTGGGAAGAAAGTAAGGACAACCATAAGCTGCTTTTTCCGGTTCTCTTCTTTCCGCTGATTATACTAATACTTCCTTTGGTATGTTTCAAAATCGGCTCTGTTTTACTGACATCGTCTTTGTCGTGGGCTTTGAATATGCTTGATAGATCGGAAGCCATTTATTAATAGTAAATAATATTTACTGATAATATAATGCCATACGCTGTTCGGAAACTCCCAGAATCGCCCCTCTATGAAGTATATAATAAGAGGACAAAGCGTCATTTTGCGAAGCATACGACGAAAGAGAAGGCAGAGGCTCAAGTTCGCCTATTGCATATGATGGAAAAAAAGATGACTAAGTAGAAATGTATCATATTACGGATTATACGTACCGAAAGGCTTTTCTTTTAGGAGTAGAAGTAAAGCCTTCCACTCATCCGAAAAAGAAGATAGATGTCTTCCAAGATGGTAAAAAGATTGCTTCTATAGGCGACCCTTCGTATGGTGATTATCCGACCTATCTGAAAGAAAAGGGGAAAGCCTTTGTAGAAGAACGTCGTAAGCTCTATCACTTACGTCATACGAAAAATACCTTAGGGGAGAAACTGGCGAGAGATTTGCTGTGGTGAAATAAAAATTGACGACGGCGGATGCTGGAAAAATATCCCGCCCATTCAAGACGATTCAATATGCCCAAAGGAAACAAGATCATTACATTGTACGACACGACCTTCCATCGTTGCGTCTGTGGATATGATATTGAAGCCACTTCCTCCAAGCTCGTTGAAATGAAGAAACGCCTTCATCGCCTGAAATGCAATGAATGGAAGAAAGACGATGTGACTCATCGTAATATCGGAATCCAATCAATGCCCCCCTGTCAAACACAGCACAGCATCAAACGCAATCATTAATCACTATTAAAAATAAGCCCTTGGTATAAAGAAGAATGGGGAAACCCTATTTTTCTTTAAACCCCAAATCATAAAAATTGACGGCAAAAAATCAGAAAAAAGAAAGACTGAAAATAGCAGAATTTGAAAATAAATGATTCCTGGATTTAAAATCGTTATACCGTGTGTATGCAATGATGTGATTCGCCGTCTTAAAAAACGAATCAATAGAATTCTTAAAAAAAATACATATTTCGTTATTACTGTGACGTGCGAAAGTCATCGTTTGAATTTTCAGCTACGCAGATTTCCTGAAGACGATCAGCTTCTTGATGACGAGGCTCCCCGTGGAAAATCGTGGTCTGCTTGCCCAGAATC